ATTTGCTCACTGCCATTCTTTCTAGTCACAGCGATACGGTTGAACACCAATTCGTCGGTGAAGTCCGTCTCAATGCGTGTGTAGGGAATCGATGCGGCTGCCCCATCGTCACCGAGTGAAAATGTGGTGAATTGGGTCGGGGTCTTATTGCGCTGTTGAAATGCGATTGAACCGTCTTTGGTCACGAATAGCGCACCGGGTTCACCTTGCTCGATTAGTTGCAAGTAGCTCAGCACGTTCTGGTCTTGCTCGATGGTGTCTGCCTGCAATACGGATAGACCAGTCTCAATTGACCTGCCACCAGCCCATGCGACTTCTGGCCTGCTTAGCACGTCATCGATTCGGTCACCTGCAAACTCTGAGACTGGCGCATATGCCGTGCCCAGAGTCTGATTCGCTAGAACGGCGAAAGCATCAGCGATGTCGATGTTTGCGACTGCATCGCCGCCCTGAACGTAAGAAAAATCCCAGCCGCTGATTTGACCCTGATACACGGCAGAGCCAGCCGTTTGAATCGTGACGTCACGTCTGGGCAGAATCTCGCCGAAGAATTGACCAGCGGTGAACGTGGGGTCAAAGTCTCTGGTGCGATTGTCCAACTCGACTGTTGCCACACCTGCTTGAAACTTATTGTCAAGAATTCTTGACTTGCCACGCTTGACCGATACGAAACGAACGAAGTCAGTCACATCAGTCGGCACGATGCCGCTGAGTGTGTAGTCGGTGTTATCTAGAACACCACGCACCGAGTCATCGAGTGTGAACGAAGATGCAGTCGATGCTTCGAAGCCGATTGAGACTGTGGTCGTAGGTGCAGGCATTAGGCAGTCGCAAAAACTTGACCAGATGTGCGTTCGTATCGCTTGATTGCTTCGACTACGGCACGGCCCGTCTCTGCGTTGGTCGATAGTCCGGGGTTCACGGTGATGTTGTAGGTGTTGCCTAATCCATTTGCGCGATTGAGTGGAATTATCGCTTCAGGGCCGGCTTCACCGACTAGACCCATCATCGGATTACGAACGATGGCACCCTTTGCAAAGCCAGTCACTCCAAGCTGCCTTGCATATTCTTCCAAAGTAGTGCCGAAGGGGTCACTGATTATGTAACTGGCCACGACTGAATCTGGAATGTTTTGACCTTGCCTTACCATCTCAATTCCAGCTTGAGTGACGCCACCGCGACCAAGTTCTGTGAATAATTGACCGCCGCCGCCGCCGCCACCGCCACCGATGTTCGTTGATGGCATTGGTATTCGCAATGCTTCCGCGATTCGTCTAGCAATATCGTCGAGAATCGGTTGCAGTTCCAAGATGGTCTGCCGAATCGCATCGATGTAAGCACGAGCTGCTGCCACACCTGCACCAAAGAAAGTCTCAGCCGCCGCCGTGCCTGCCGCCACCGCCGATGCTCTGACCACTGCCACCAAATCATTGGCGGTCTCGATTGCCTGCCTGCCGCCTTCCAATAACTCACGGGCGACCCTTGAACCAGTCTCAGCACCAAGTTGAGCGATTTGTTGCACCACTTCGAGTGATGCACCTGCCAGACGTAGTTGGTCGATTTGACCTGCGAATGCCTTCGCTTGGTCTACGCCAGTGCGAAGAAAATCCAAGAATGAGCGTTGGTTTCGTTTGGCTTCTGCCAAAATGTCATTGGCTTCTTTCAAGTCTTCATTCGCTTTGGCGATTGAATCTTCGTCACCATCGGCGATTGCCTTATTGACTGCGATTTGTGCTTTGGTCTGTGCTTCAATGGCAGCGTTCACGGCACTTATGGCTTCGGTCTGCTTTGCCGCTATGTCTGCCAATCCAGTGCCCTGCAAGATGCCTTCGGCGATGCTGTCGCGATAGGCGTTGAATCTGCCGACGGCTTCATCGAGTTTCTGATTCGCCACAGACAGAGCGTTTGAAACCCTGTCTTTGATTTCAGAGACCAAATCTTTGAAGTCACTCACCGTGTCTTTGGTGACCTTGCCTGCCATGAGAATCTTCGACGTGAACGATGCGATTAGGTCGCCACCAAGTTCGCGAGTCAATTCACTAGCACCACGCGCGAAAGCCTGTGCCGCCTGCAACGTTGTGCGGAATGCACCTGAGAGTTTGACGCTTTCTTCTTTCGCCTTAGTGCTGCCCTTGCCCACTTTCTCAGCACTTGTGGCTACTTCGTCCATTCCAGTTGCAAGTGCGTTGGCTTCTTTTTCTAACTCTGTTGCTTGAAATGCCAAGTCACCGAGTGACTTGAATCCGCGTCTAGTGGCATCGATGACCCCATCGATGTTGAACGTGACGTTTGGCAAGGTGACCTTCGCCAGATGTGTGAGATTGTCATCTGCCGCTGCTACTTCGATGCCGAAGACAGACCGTAGACCCTTCGCAACATCTACGGTCTTATTGTAAAAATCGATTAGCGGATTGATTAGACCTTCGATGAATCTGGCAAACTTATTGCCGAAGTCGCTGAGACCTTTCAGCATGTTATTGAAGGCGCCCAGTGACTTGATGACGAAGTTATCTGTGGCCTGCACACCCACTTGCAGCGATTTGACCTGCATGGCCAGAATCGAGATTATGGCGACTATCGCCAACGGAATAAGCAAAGCGCGTTTCTGCAAAAAGACGAATGCGATACCAAGCAACCGCACGGCCTTGATTGTCAGACCAATCGCTATGAGTGCCGGGCCAAGTGCAACCGTGAAGATGGTTATGGCGGCGATTGTGCCCTTCGTGCCAGAATCAAGATTATTGAATCTGTCGATGAAGTCATCGATTCGTGGCAGCACCGAATTACTTATGAAGTTGGCGAAGCGTTCCAATATGGGCAGAAATATCGCGCCCAGTCTTTCTTTCACGTTATCGACGGCGACCTGCATCTTGCCGAAACCAGTCGCCGTAGCTTCTGCCGTGCCGCCGACCTGTGACTCGACTTCGGCAAGAATCAACTTCTGGGCTTCGAGCGATTGTCCACTTGCGACCAAAGACTTGATTAGGTCTTGCTGTGATTCGGTGAAGTTGATGCCTGAGCGACGAAGTGCAGTGACCCCACGAATCGGGTCAGATAATGCCTTGCCCAATTGGACGGCAGCCGAATCTGTCGAACCGAATACGTTGCCCAAATCAAGCACTGCCTGCGATGCTCGATTGAATATGTCATTGCCTTCGCCTGCGACATTCTGAACCTGTTTGAAGGTCAGCAAAAGATTTAGACTGGATTGAATCGCTTCGTCATCGACACCAGTCTTGAACGCCAAAGCTTCTGAGAGTTTCCCGACTTCTGATGCCGCTAGACCTGCCGCGCCACCAGTGGCCTTGATTATTGCTTCGGTCTGACGGCTTATCTTCTGCGATTCAAGTGCGGCATCGACTGCGCCCTTCAATGCCAATCCGACGCCAGTGACCACACCAGTAATTACCGCGCCCGTTTTCAGCAGATTGTTTTCTACTGTGCGGAATCGGCCTGAGAGTGTTTGTGCCTGCTTCGATACGACTTGAAACGAACGTTCTGCAGATGATGAATCGCCAATGAGTTTGACTGTAATCTGGCGTTCGTTAGCCATTCGACGAAGCCTTTCTTAGCGAATCTTCGACGGCATCGATATAACGCTTGTAAATCGTGCCGCCCATTCTTTTGACTGTTGGAAAGAAGAAATACCCTTCATTTCCACGACCTGCTCTGGGTGAACGTGGTGGAAACTGTGGAAAGTTATTCGACCCAAACTCTGCACCGAATATCAAATCACCACGTGTGACCCTTCGACCACGCCTGCTCCGCAACGATTGTGTGCCGCCTAGTTTGATTGTGGGCACACGACCTGCCGCTGAAACGATTCCCTGAGCTGCCAACGATGCCTGTCTGCCCTGTCCAGCGGCAGTCTTGCGTGATTCGTCTGCAATTTCTTTGGCCAGAGTGCGGCTGGCATTGTTGATGTTCTGTCTGACGTCTTTCGGGAATCGACTGAATGACCGTGTTAGCTCATTGACCCCATCGACCTTGAATCCAATGAATGCCACGTTTCACCTTCTAGGTTTGTTAGTCTCTGTCGCCTTCCAGCGCAGATAGCGCAGCATCGTGACAATCATACGGTCAGATTCATGCATCAATGCCGATGGTGCGATGCCTGTCTCACACGCAAGACCGGCGATTATCCAGTTTGCGCTTGACTCTCCAAAGGGAGTATCTCATTAGTCTCGCTTCCCAAATCGACTGAATCAATCTCACCAATCCATTCATCGAACGATTTGGTGGTCTTTTTGCGTCTGTTGAGTGAATGCCAAGACAGCCAGCAAATGTCTGTGTAGCGAAACTCGGTCTCAAACTTTGCCACGCTGCGGCTGAATTGGCTTTCGAATGCAACCAAGTCAGCCGCAGACGCGACTACTTCTTCGGTCTTGCCACTTGCGTAAGTGACGCGCAGGTTCATTTTCACGTTATGCCGTGCCCCTGCTCACAGTGCCTGTGGTCGGCCATGACACCGAGACGGTTGCGATGTCGCCGACGGACGATGCAAACGGCTGGTATTGGTTCACCAAGCAATTCGTGGTGTAACTCGGATTCGTTGCCGAAACTGAGCTGCTGGTCGGCACTACCACCACAGTCGCGATGGTGTTGTAAAGTGGAAACAGAGTCGCGTCCACTTCACCTGCTGCGAAGTCTTGG